AGTATATAATATATATAAATATACAATATATTGTATATAAATAACTCTTTTATACAAAATACTCTGCCCCGAGAGGTAGGGGCAGTGCGGGGGCAGTTGGGGCAGTGGCTGTATAAGAGATATTGGTTACCAGTGAGTTTATTGGTTACCGGTAGGCTGAGCTGTTCCCTGTAAAAAAGAAAAAATCTGCCGGCCGGAAGTTTGCTGGCTGAAGCTTTTTCTTTTTTTCTGCCGGAAGGTGTGTTATGCGTTGGCCGATAAATTACCGGCTGCTGCAATTCTTCTTTTTATACGGGCACCATCATTGCCGGCAGAGATAACGTATATACAAGGACGGCGGCGGAGCCGCCGGCCGGCCGATTTTTTGCGGATTTCTACACCACCAAAACGCGAGCTGCGGGCGGTTGGCTGCATACTTTCTATATGATATAATCTGCCATATACAGAGGAGGTGTACATATTATGAGTGACGTATTGCGCGAACACGCGAAGATGTTGGCGCGGAATTTGTTAAGATTGCAGGTATGCACGATTGGCGAGATTGCCGAGACGTTGGAACTAGAGCCCCCGGAGGTGCAGCAGCTGGCCGTTGAGGTCTATGACGAGCGGGCGGAACAGTTGACAGCATTGCGGCAAATTATGAATGATATAAACGAAGGACGCCACGAAAGGCAGCAGCAGGAGGCTTTATTGTTTGATGCGATTGGTATCCTGAATCAGTGCTTGCATAGGAGAGAACCGGGGCGCGGCGAGATTGCCGATATCAGAAATTGGATACATAATATGGCAGACCACGACCTGGCGCTTTACCTTGATAAACTGTATACAGGCGGAAACGACGGGGAAATATTGATTCACGGCAGAGTGTTCTTGGATAATGTGTATGCACTTTTTATGCGTACACATTACGACGACCTGCGGCGTCACGATGATGATTTTAATGAGCCTGACACCACCGCCGCCCCGCCCGCGGACGCTGCCGCGGCCGAGGCTTACGCGCGGGACGAAGCCCGGGATGATGCTTTCCTTGACGGCTATGACCACGGCCACCGAGACGCCCGGGAGGAGATTGCATCACGACTGCTGCAACAAAGCAGGCTTCCGTTCCCGTCTATTGCCGGTTATACCGGGCTGACGGATGACGAGGTGAGACAACTTGCAGCGCGAGTTTTAAAACGTTGAAAACACGAGCTACATACTTTTTCAGGGTGCATACTTTATGTGTGCACCCTTTTTCAATACCCCGGCGCGCCGTTATAAAATGCATACCCAAGGCAGCCCCGCCGCCTGCTGCCGCCATAAAGTGCATACACTACCAGGACACCCGCTCCGCCCGCCGTCTGGCTATACCAGCCGCCGGGCTTCGCTTTTCGCGTCATAAAGTGCGCGCACTAGGCCGGCCAGTTTTACCGCCATAATGTGCATATCTTTACCGCCCTCTTTTCTCCCTTCTTTTCTGCATTTTTTTTCTTATTTCTTAAAAAGTGCATACACTAGGCGGACACCGCGGCAGCAGACGGGAAAAAGAAAAAAGTGCATACACTAGGCAGACACCAAAGGCAAAGCCGCAGCGGGCAAAAAGTGTGCATACTAGTCTGCCCCGAGTTCTTTACAAAAAGTATGTATACAAGGCAGCCGCAGATTGTGAAAAAGTGCATACACTAGGCAGACACCAGGAACAGAACCGCAGCCGGCAAAAAGTGCATACACTAGGCCGCCCGCGGTTTGCTTTATTTTGTATGCATACTACCCGGACACAATTCGGCAAAAAGTGCATACACTAGCCGGACACCCTCCGGCAGTTCTGCCGGCAAAAAGTATGCATACTAGGCTGCCCCCGCTGCCCCCGGGATGCTGCCGGCATAAAATGCATACACTAGCCAGCCCCCAAGCTGGCAGACGCCGCCACCACTTCCCGGCCGCCTGAACCTTGCCGAGCGGCTAAGCCGGGGCTTTTGGCCCGCCAGCCCTCTTTTTCTTCCTTTTTTTGCGCCTTTCTTTTGGTTTTGTAGGCCGCGAAGCGGCCGTCTGTACCCTCCGGCAGCAGTGAAAGCCGCCCGGCAGCAGGTTTTTCTCCGGTTTTGCCGGCTGTTTTAGGTACATACTTTTTGCTATTACCGCCAGGCCACGCGGCCGGACGCTGCCCGCCCGCACGGCCAGGCTCTCTTTGTGTCTTCTTTTCTGCATTTGTAGTGCACTTTTTTCTTTTGTTTCTCTTTTGCTTATTTATTAGGTGCATACTTTTTTCGGCCTTTCTTTTGCCCTCTTTTTTTGCTTTTGTAGGCCGCGGAGCGGCCGTCTGCACCACCGGAAAAAGCCCGGAAGCCCGCATAAGCAGCGGCTTTGCGAGGGCTTTTATATTTTTAAAAATATTTTTAAAAATTGTTTTTTATTCTGTGTATTTTTCTGCATATTATATATGTAACGAAATGAAGAAGACGTAAGCCGGATTCGCCGGCGGTTCCTCTTTTTTCTATGAATTTTTTGTATATGTCGTCGAGACGGCTGCAGCCCTGCAGGTGTAATCCCGGGGTTGTGGCTGTCTCTATTTTTGTGGAGAAAAAAAAGAAAAAAGAAAAAGAAGAAATGGCGCGGGAGTGTCTCTAAAAAAAGAGAGATTTTTCGCGCTTTAATTTTTGTTATTGGGATTGTCGCAGCCTTAAATGTGATTTTGGTAAAGCAAGATTACCAAAATGATTTACCAAGATTTCGCGGCATGAAAAGTGTTGGTTTTATTACGGGCAGTTCATAACGTAACGGCAGCAAAAAGTGTACACCTTTATGAGACACTTGGCGGTGTCAATTAAAAAGTGTACATACTAGCCGGACACTAACGCCAGAGCCCCTCTAATAGATACTCCTGCAGTGAGAAGAGTTCTTCAAGCGTTATCTTCTTTCTGCTGAGCATGTACTTCGCCTGTGAGTATAGATGTAGCGCGTCGCCCTGTATGCTGAAAAACAAATCAGGGTCATAATTAATTGACCAGTTCTCTCTTACCTCACCGTGTTCATTGTATACATATCTTCGTTTCTGCTCCATGAGTTCTTTGTAGTTTACGTCTCCGGGCCAGTCCATAAATTTTATCAGTTCATCTATTGTTCTCATCTTTACAAACCTCCTTTTCTTCTTATTATAGCGCCGCATTTTATCCAGGACAAGAAAAAGCATATTAAAAGTAAGCGGGGAATCACCGCATAACGACATAATAAAAAATGCAATGCGTGTCAGGCACGCAAGGAGAGAAAGGAGTATGAGTTATGAGTATGAAGAAAATCTAACACCAGAACAAATTATTAAGAAGAATCAGATATCAATCGCGATATGTGAAGAGGTTATGAGGGTTGACGCTCAGGACAAGCGCTGCACCGATTTCTATAACAGTAAGGAATGGAAGGCAGCCCGGGCGATGACTATAGCAAGAGATGACGGCATTGATATATGGGAGTATATGAAGACCGGTCGGACGCAGCCGGGTAATGTGGTTCATCATATTGTCAGTGTAATTGATAACCCTGAACTGAAATGCACGTTATCGAACCTGGTTACGGTATCACCTCAATCACATAGAGAGATTGAGAAACTATATAACAAAGGAAATAAACAGTTAGTCCAGGCTATCTTGCAAGGCGAGGCAGACAGGCGAACGGCGCTCTTTATGCCGCAGCCGCAGCCGCCGGTTGATACAGGACTAGGAGAAGGTGAAAGTTTAGTATGACGAGAATCATGCATATTTGTAATAGATGCGGAAAGCAATTGCCGGTCGGGCAGCGCTGCAGCTGTCAACCGGCATACCGCAAAGACTACAACGCGTTCAGACGCGATAAACGTATTGCCGAGTTCAGAGCGTCGGAATGGCGCTCCATCCGGCAGATGATAATTGATAGGGACGACGGGCTAGACCAGTACCTGCTGCATACGACAGGTGAGATGCGGCGCGGCTTTTCTGTCCATCACATCCTGCCGCTGTCCACCCCGGAGGGTTGGGCGCGACGTAGTGACCCTGCCAACTTGATTACACTGTCGGATGATACACACGCCAGTATTGAGTACAGATACAAAGGCAAACAAAGAGAGCAAACGATAAAAGAGCTTCAGGAGATTGTGAAGAAAATAACGAGCGGGCACGACCTCTCATAGGGGAGGGGGCGGGTGTAAATGTTCAAAATATTCACACAGAAAGCCCGTGTCCAGATTAGCTTTTACAAATTTCCGAATAGAACTCATTTTTAAGGAGGTGAGGCTAGCATGGGAGCAAAGAAACCTATGGAATTACATACAAGCCATCATACAAAGGCAGAAATCGCGGTGATGGAGGCTGAGACGGCAAACGCAACATGCGGCCGTAAATGCCTTTCAGGTACACCGCCACGAGAACTAATAGACGCGCGGGCAAAGGCCGAGTGGAAACGCATTGCCGGAATCCTGGAACCAATGGAAATCGTTGGCGACTTAGACAAGGCGGCCCTCATCGGTTATTGCAACGCGTTTTCGCTGTATAGAAGAGCGACCGAAGAATTGGCGGCGGCGCCGTTGATATTAGAGACAGAAAGGGGCAGCGTTAAAAACCCTCTCATATCAGTTCAGGACACGTATGCAAAACAGATGAGGGATTTTGCTATGAAAGCAGGGTTATCTGTTGATACAAGGTTGAAGTATGCAGCATTAAAGACAAAGAATGATACTGCGGAACTTGAAGACGAGTTTGGCGACATATAGAGGCGAAACAAATGACGCGTAAAGAAATTATAACTCATTATGCCCGTGATTGTCTCAATGATGTAATACCTGCCTGTGTTAAACACAAGAACGCCTGCAGGCGGTTTTTACGTGACGTGGAGCGTATGGAAACAGAACCGAACTACCCTTATTACTGGGATGAAGATGGTGCTGACAATATTGTGTCTTGGTTCAAGAATCTAAGACACCGTAAAGGCGAGCTTGCGGGGCAACCAATAAATCTTACTGAATGGCAGCAATTTCATCTCTGTCAGTTGTATGGGTGGAAAAGAAAAAAAGATGACCGAAGAAGATTCAAAAAAATGTTCATAGAAGTCAGCCGTAAAAACGCGAAATCTCAAGAGCTGGCGGGCATTATCCTCTATGAGATGTCTGTAACAGCAACAAAAAACGGTGAGTTGGCCGAGATTTACACGGCGGGTACAAAGTCAGAACAGAGCCGTATCTGCTTTAAAGAGGCCGGATTGATGCTGAATGGGTCTAAATTGCGGCCGAAATTTAAGATAACAAAAAGCAGCATAGAACATATTAAAAGCGGTTCTTATGTTAAGCCACTTAGCAAAGATGACGGTAAGAATGGAGATGGTACGAACCCGGCCGTTTTGGTGCTAGATGAATATCACCAGCATAAAACAACAGAATTTTACGACCTCAGCATTGGTTCTAACACGAAAGAGCCGCTCCTATGTATCATTACCACGGCTGGCGTAGATTTGAGCGTTCCGTGTAAACGCGAATACGACTTTTGCAGCAATATCATTGACCCGAATGTTGATATTGAGGACGAGGAATACCTCATTGATATATGCGAGCAGGATGAGGAAGAAGCGGCAGACCCGCGCCTGTTAATGGATGAGAGAAGATGGCTGAAAAGTAACCCTATCAGGGCAACCTACCCGGAAGGTCGTGAAAAAATCCGTACTACATATGAAAAGGCGCTGAAAATGCCGGAAGATATGCCGTCGGTTCTGACAAAGAACTTTGACATATGGGTACAGGCCAAAGAATGCGGCTACATGGATATGAAAAAATGGAAAGCCTGCGAGGTTGAGGAGCTGCCGGTTGACATAAAAGGCCTTCAATGCGTTGTCGGTATAGATATGTCGTCAAAGATTGACTTGACCTCTTGCTCTATCGTAATCCCCTATAAGGACACCGAAGAGACAGACGCGGACGGCGAACCAGTCGTAAAATATATCATTTTTTCACATTCCTTCATCCCGAATCGCGAGAAACTGATTGAAAGGGTAAATGTAGATAAGGCGCCTTATGATGCCTGGGAGATGCAGGGCTATCTAACTATTACTGACACCCAAATTGTAGACCAGGCGGCGGTTATGGTGTGGGCTATGGATTTCGCGAAAGAACACGGGCTAGAGATTGCCTGTTGGGCGGTTGACCCGGCGAACGCAAGCATGTTTATGCAGACATTATCAGACCGCGGAGAGACGGTTTATGACGTAACACAAAGCTACGGCGGACTGAATGACGCAACGGTTGGCCTGCGTGAAGAAATTTTTGCCGGAAATGTACGGTTTCAGCCGAATCCGGTTTTGTCTTTTGCTATGGGCAATTCGGTAATCAGGAAGAGCAATGGACTCATCAAGATTGATAAGGACGCTGTGAGACAGCGAATTGACCCGGTTGACGCGCTGATTTGTGCATTTAAGCTGTCAAGAATTATAGACCAGGCCTATGTGAGCCAGCGTCAGCAGGAAGAAGCAAACCGGGCATGGTTAGAGTATATGGATAAGTATTATTCATAACGAGGAGGTGATATTTTGAATATCTTTGATGTTATTAATGGAGTATCTGCTATAAAGGACGAATTGAGACCGGCTGCCGATACTGTATCTCTCAGCGAGCAGAGGCTGCTTGATTACCTTGGCATAGATTCAGGGACAACACCGAGAGACGCTCTGTCTCAGGTTACATATTTTGTCTGTTTGAAAAAATTGTCAGAGTCTGTTGGTGAGCTGCCGGTTAAATTATACAAAAAGACGACCGATAACGGCATTATTAAGCCCCCGATGACAGCCACATCAAGGCTGCTGGCACTACGTCCTAATCCCTATCAGACATCAGTTGCATTTTGGACGATGTCAGAGTATTTCCGTCAGCATTACGGCAACTCATATGTCTATATTGACCGGAAATTCAAAAGAGGCAAAAAATGGGGCGGAAAATATGAAATCAAGGGGCTGTATCCTATGCATCCCGATTCTGTAGAGATTTGGGTTGATGATGCCGATATCTTTGACACACCAGATTATCTGTATTATAAGTACACAAACCCTAACACTGGCGAAGTCAGCTTTTTCCCGGGTCATAATGTAATGCATTTTAAGAACTGGCTGACATCAGAAGACGGGTTGTATGGATTACCTGTAAGACAGATTTTAAAGAGGACTTTTGCCGGAGTTTCTGCCGCCGATGAGTACCTCAGCAATTTATATCAGAATGGCATGATGGCGAAAATGGTGGTGCAGTATTCTGGGAATCTCTCAGACCCCCTTACTAAAGAGGTTCAAGAGCGATTTTTAAGCCAGCTGCAGGGGCCGAAAGCGGCCGGAAAGGTCATCCCCGTCCCCACACAATTCCAATTGGTGCCGTTAAGCCAATCACTGGTTGACTCTGAATTTTCTACATTAAAGAAATACTCAGCCGTCCAGATAGCATCCTGTTTTGGAATTTTTCCGAGCCAGATAAACGATTTTGAGCATACCCGCTATGCCAGCAGTGAGGCCGAAGGCCTTGCGTTCCTTACGGGTACTCTTGGCTATATATTGCGTGCATATGAGGCAGAAATAAACAGCAAGATTTTAACACCTGAAGAATTTGATGAAGGCTATTACTACAAATTCAATGAAAAGGCGCTGCTGAGAGTTGACTCTAAGACACAGGCCGAGATTTTACAGATGGAAACTGATAGCGGTATGATTTCACGAAATGAAGCGCGTGAGATTTTGGACTATCCGAACAAAGAAGGCGCCGATGAGTTACTTGTTAACGGAGCATACATCCCGGTAAATAAAGCGGGCTTACCGTATGCAGACAAAGACACCGGAGGTGAAAACGAATGAAAACGGTGAATATTAATGGAGATATCATTTGTACTGATATGAAATGGATTTACGACTGGCTTGAATATGAGTCCTGCTGTCCAGCAGATGTCAAAAACGTCATCACCGAACTAAAAGATGAAAGCGAGGAATTAAAGGTAATCATCAACAGCCCGGGCGGAGACGTACAGGCCGGGCAGGAAATCTATTCTGTCCTTAAAGACGTGAAAAATCACGTAACAATTGAGGTGCAGTCAATGGCAGCATCTGCTGCATCTATGATTGCAATGGCCGGCGATACAGTGAGAATGTCCCCGGTCTCCCTGCTGATGATTCATAATGCGAGCACCCGCGCCGCTGGCGATTACCGTGACATGCAGCATACAGCAGAGGTTTTACAGACCGTAAATGCGGCAATTATGCAGGCATACATTGCAAAAACCGGTAAGACAGAAGACGAGCTGAAGGTGATGATGGACAAAGAGACCTGGCTGACAGCTAATCAGTGCCTGGAATATGGTTTTGCTGATGAAATTATCAAGGATGAAACCCCGGCAGTTATCACAAATGCGATGATTGGCCGATTATCCGTAACACCCGAAATGATTGCAAAAGTCAAGGCAGAAAAAGCAGCAGCAGAGGCGGCAGCAGACGAAAAGAACCGCGCTAACGCCGAGGCAAAAGAGCTGTTAAAAGCCTCTATGCTGTCTAAATTAAAAAATTATGGAAAGTAGTTAACCAAAACGAACTTTCTGTATTTAGTGAGAAACGTGAAAAATTCATACTAAAAGAAAACAAAGCCCCGCGAGGAAATGCGGGCGAGGAGATGACTATAATGGATAGATTACAGACATTATTAAACACAATCAATGAAAAATCTGCAGAATATGAGAACCTCATTAATCAGGAGAAATTTACCGAAGCTGTACAGCTTGGACGCGAACTGGATGACCTGCAGAGCCAGTTTGACGAATTAAACGCAAGAGAGGACAAGCAGGCGAACGCTAAGCCTCAGACTGCAAGACCGGCAAAACCGGTTGTAGAAGATGACGCGGTTAAAAAGTTCATCAACGCAGCGCGTTACGGATTTAAGAACATCATGACCTCCACCGAAAAGAAAGACGGCGGTTACACAGTACCAGAAGACCTGGACTATGAAATCCACCAGTTTAAAGATGCCTCTTTTAACCTGGATTCCCTGGTTACAATTGAGAGCGTAACCGCCCCGAGCGGCAGCCGTGTATTCCAGAAAAAAGGCCATTCTGCCGGATTTGCAGAGGTTGGAGAAAACGGCAAAATCCCGGCAACAGACCAGCCGGAATTCCTCACTATGTTCTACAAGATTAAGAAATATGCGGGATATCTGCCTGTTACAAATGAACTGCTGGATGATAGCGACGCCGCAATCAGAAGCGTAATTACAAAATGGCTCGGCGATGCATCCCGAGTTACACGTAACAAACTCATTCTGAAAGCGCTTGCTGATGGTAAAACAGCAGAGGCCGCTGACGCTCCTACATATACAGTAATCAAGAACCTTGATGACATTACAAAAGCCATCAACGTCACTCTTGGGGCTGCATACAAAAACGGCGCGAAAATCATTACAAATGACAACGGCCTGCAGATTTTATGCGAGCTGAAAGACGGTAACGGCCGCCCGATGCTGAACCCGAACCCGGCCGACCCGATGAAAATGCAGCTTGCAGCTGGCCCGATTGTAATCCCGGTTGAGGTTCTGACGACATCAGATTTCCCGAATGTAACAGACAGCAAATCAGCGTCTCATGCACCATTCGTAATTGGCGACCTTAAAGAGGCAATCACCCTCTTTGACAGAAAACACCGTACAATCACTGCATCCGATACAGCATCTGTTACAGGTTACAATGCATACGAGCAGGACGGCGTGCTGTTTAAGGCGATTGAAAGAGAATGCGTAGAAGTTAAGGATGCCGACGCCTATATTTACGGGTTTTTTTCAGCAACCGTAACAGCCTAACTAACACAGGAGGTGCCGGCCAATGACGACCGAACAAAAAGAAAAAATCCTAAAAAAAGTCAAAAAAGCAGCCGGCATTCCGGAAACCGTGACAGTCTACGACGAGAGAATTGACGACCTGATAGAGGCAGCTGTAATCAAGATGAGAACAGGAGGTGTGCCTAAGTCTGTTATAGATGAGGGCAGCTCCCTTGTTATCTCATGTATTTCTCACTATGTCTGCTATGAATTGCGTGGAGATACTGGGGAGACGAAGGACGCAAACTGGCATCATACCGAATTTGAGGACTTGGAGTTTTTATTATCCTTGGAAAAAGAGGGTGCGACAATGGAGGGGATGCTATGAAAAGAATGACTTCAATAAAGCTCCCGGTCTCTGCTATGGCCGAGTATGACCGCGAAGGATACCGAACCGATAACATCCGATGGCAGGAATCTATACCGGCGACCGCCCGGGAGGCAACCCGCCGCGAGCAGGTGCAGGCCAGCCAGGCCGGCTACAATATCTCTTTAATTTTTGAGATGCGATTTTATGAAGGGCAGTCTTTACTGATTGATGATGCAGACGGTCAGCTTTATGACATAAAACAGGCGGTGGTATCATCCGGCGGTGTATCTCTTGACTGTACACGTAGAGAGCCTGGCAGCGGCTATCCGATGGAGAGACAATAAATGAAGGATACAAGTTTCCATTATCAAAAGGGCAAGCTGCAGGCCGGAAAATTACTAATTGACGAAAGAAACACCGCCAATTTCGTCATCAGCGGCTTTGACGAGCTGGAAAGACAGTTAGACGAGACAAACCGCACGGAGATATCTGAGGCTATGCTAAAAGCGGCGGAACCAATCATAAAGGGCGCCCTTGATGCCGAGATGACCCGGCATCCGGGCCCGTTGCAGCAAAGCCTCAGGTCTACCGGAGCGCGTAGAAATTCAGCCGGGCAGTGGTATCTGGCATACAGAGCCACAAACGGTAACGAGCGAGAAAGTGATAACAGAAGAAACACCGAAAAGATGGTTTTTCTTATCAATAGAGAGTACATCCGGCGGAGAGTAACGCGAGATGGTAGACAAATTAAAGAGTATGCAATTCCCGCGGATGACGTCATTGAGAAGGCCGTGAAACGGTGTGAAGCGGCGGTCACAAATGCAATGCAAGAGGCTTTTAATAAGGCTCTTGACGAGATTTGGTAGGAGGGCGAGCAGATGGAGCGAATTAGGCCACTGGAGAAATTGCGAGAAATCGCAGAAAAGCTGGGTGTCCCGTATGCTATAGATAAGTATGTTGGCTCTGCTGAATCTTATGTAGTATACCGGATGACCGGTATGGACGGAGAGGCGTATGCAGATGACAGAGCACAGGCACATATTGCTCATGTCAGATTTGACTACATACAGCCAATACAGAAATCATACAATGACATCATGTTTAATATCATTGATGCATTTATAGAGGCCGGTTTTTCGGAGCCGGACATAGTCATAGTAAATGACGACAACAAAGATATCATACTGCAATTTACAGCAGAAATCATGATATAGGAGGTAAGACGAAATGGCAAAATTTGGACTTAGTTACCCGGTAGTTGCACTGTTAGATGTGACAACCGGAACATATTCAGGCGGAAAAGTCCTTTCTAAGGCTTGCGCCGTTACAGTAACCCCTCAGTATGCGGAATCATCCCTTGAAGCCGATGATGACGCCGAGGCGGAGCATTTAAAGGACTTTACAAAAGCTGACGTTTCCCTTGAGGTTTCTAACCTTACAGCGGAAGACGAAACACTGCTTTTTGGTCACAAGGTTGAGACTGATGATATTGTTTACAACGGGGCAGACCAGGGCTCTTATGTAGGTCTCGGATATATTACAAGACGTAGAGTAGACGGAAAAACCACTTATCAGCCGGTATGGCTGTTAAAGGTTCTTTTTGCCGAGGGCGCGGATGAAAACAAATCCAGCGGCGAAAACCTCACCCTGGAGTCTCATAAGTTATCAGGAACTGCATCTGTCGGTAAAGATGGACAGTGGAAGAGAGCGTCTAAAACAACCTTTGACACAAAGGCCGAGGCCCAGGCTTGGCTGAAGAAAAAAGCCGGCATCACCGAAGATGCTGCGGCATAATAACGGAGCTTGAAAAATACAGGCGAGCGAACAAGTTTTCGCCCGCCTTTCTTCATATAAAAAATATCAAAAAGAGGCGAAAAAAAATGAATGATTTAAGCACGATAGATTTACAGGGAGATAAAATCCCGATTTTATGCACTATGGAGGTTCTGGAAGATATACAGAACGAATTTGGAACAATACCCGCATTTATTGAGAAATTGGCGCCGACAGTAAAGGACGAGGACGGCGAAACAAAGGTAGATGAAAACGGTTACCCGTGCTTCTCAGGTGAAATTCCTGACCTGCATACTCTGACATTTGCTCTGCCGAGACTGATTCAGAACGGGATTGAGGTCTATAACGGTCATCATAATATTAAGATTCCATTTATGACAAAAACGGAGATTTGGCAGAAAAACGAGAACTCAGTGTTCTCTACGGCATCAACAATCTATGTTGAGGTGATGAGGTCTATTCACGCCCCAAAACCGCAGCCGTCCACCGGAACGACCAGCCAGCAGGCGGCGGTGAAGAACTAATCAACTTTGAGGCCTGTTATTTATGGGCTATGAAGATGGGACTTTCATACGGTGAAGCAAAAAAGTTAACGCTTGGCCGGTGGACGGATTTATTTGAAGAATACAAGCAGGTTCATAATATCATCGTCACAGGAACGCCATTTCCACAACCAAAAGAAGAGGCAGACGGTGTGGAGGCGTTTTTCGCTGATATGCGCTTTGATGGTGAGGATTATGTGGAGTAACTGGAGGTGAGATAATGGCAGGAAGACGACAAATTGGAGCCCTCATAAAATTAGACGGCGAGCAGCAGTTCAAAGCAGGAATCACCAGCTGCAAAACGTCCATTTCGTCAATGAAGGCGAGTTTAAGGCAGATTCAGGCATCATACAGCGGCAATGCGAACAGCCTGGAGGCTCTGTCAGCGGTGCAGAATCAGTATATGCAGATTCAGAAAAAGGCCCGCGAGTCAATAGAAAAGACACAAAATGCCTATCAAAAATCAAAAGAAAAACAAGACGACGTGAAAAAAAGTATGCAGGACATGAAAACTGCATACGAGGCAGCAGAAAAGAAGCTGAAAGAAATGAAAAACTCTGGCGAGGCGTCAGCCGATGCGATAGAGGAGCAGTCAAAGGCCACCGAGGAGGCATATACCGCATACCAGAACTATTCTGAAGCGGTTGAAAAGTGTGAAGCCCGGACGAACCGCTTTCAGAAGGCGATTGCCGACGCAAAGACAGAGGAAATCAACGCCTCAACTGCGATAAAGCAGTATGCCGAGTACATAGAGGAAGCGAAACAGAGCGCTGACGGTACAGCGTCAAGCCTGGACGAATACGGGAAAGCAGTTAAGGACGCCGGAGAAAGTGCATCCGATGCAGGTGGAAAACTTGGCATCTTTTCAGGCATGCTGAGTGCAAACCTGGTAACCGCGGGATTGCAGAAAGTCTGCGATTTACTAAAAGCGGGTGCGTCATATGCGGTTGATGTTGGAAGTAGTTTTGAGGCTGCAATGAGTCAGGTACAAGCAATTTCAGGAGCTACGGGGGCAGATTTAGAGGCACTGACAGCCAAAGCAAGTCAGCTTGGCCGAGATACTATCTATTCGGCCACCGATGCCGGAAACGCCCTGTATTACATGAGTCTTGCAGGGTGGGACACAAAACAGATGCTGGATTCAATAGACGGAGTACTTAATTTGGCAGCCGCTTCTAATATGGATTTGGCGAATGCGTCAGACATTGTAACGGACGAAATAACAGCCTTTGGTCTTAAAGCGAGCGATGCAGCGCATTTTGTTGACATTATGGCATATGCACAGGCCAATTCAAACACGACGACCGAGGCTCTCGGTGAGGCATATAAGGAAGTTGCTTCGGTAGCCGGAAAGTTTAATATATCAGCAGAAGATACAACAGCGATTCTTATGACGATGGCCAATGCCGGATTTAAGGGGAGTACCGCTGGAAACGCGCTTTCAACATGTCTCACACGCCTCATGGTTAATACCTCTGATTGCGCGACAGAGTTGAAAAAGTACGGCGTTTCTATCTATGACTCAAACGGCCAGATGAAGAGCATGAGTTCTATTCTGGAAGGCATAACAGATGCTTTTGCTGGACTCAGTCAGGAGGAACAGGCTAGCTTGGCAAAAACTATTGCTGGACAGAATCAATATGCGGCATTTTTAACGATTCTTTCAGGTCTAAGCGATGAGGCAAAAAAGGGCGGGCAGTCATTCGGAGATTACGCGTCCCAGCTGGAAAAGTGTGACGGAACCGCCGCAAAAATGAGCGCCACAATGCAGGATAATTTAAAGGGCAAAATGAAGGAGTTATCAAGCGCCGCCGAGGGATTCGGCAACGCAGTCTATAACTACGTAAGGGGGCCGCTTTCAGACCTGGCAGAGGGAGCCGCGGATGTCATCAATGCAGTAACGGATGAGCTGCAGCCGGCGACAACCGAAATTGATGACTTTGTTGAGTCTGTAAAGTCTGCTGCCGATGAGGTGCAAAATACCCTGAATAATGCCGATATGAGCTATACGAACAGCGCCGCAGACGCATCAAAGATTGAGTCATATCTGCAGGTTATAGAGGAGGCAAGGAACAAGACGAGCCTCACCTCATACGAGACGTATCAGCTGAACAATGCCGTAAAAGAGTTAAGCGCCAATGTTCCCGAACTGAATGATTATATTGATGATACGAGTAAGATTTTACAGATGAATTCAGAAGACTTCTTTAATCTCAAAACGACAATCAAGCAATCATACCGGGACATTATGGCCGATGCGGTTATTGCCAAAAGACAGGCTTATATGCTGGCGAAAGCTGATGCCGAGGTTAATAAAAAGGCGGCCGGCGATGCTATGGATGAGGCAGCAGCCCGTATAGACGAGCAAAAACAGACAATTGAGAGGATGGAAGCTTTTTATAAAAGAACCTCTCATACCTTGGCCGAGGACGTAGAGCATCAGGCATACAAACGAAAAGAGCTTGAAACCCTGCAGGCGCTGCAAGATGCATACGACGACAGCGTAGATTCATACGAAAAGATGAGTGACGCACAGAAAAAAACGGACAGGACTTTACAGGATTTTGAGAAGCATGTGACAGAATGGCAAGGCTCCTATGGCATCATTATAGATAAAAACGGCGAATGGACGACCGCGAGCGAGAAACTGGCTAAAGCCACAGACGCGCAAGCAGCTGCTGCCGATAATGCAGCCGATGCGGCGGATGATGTACAGGATGCGGTCGGTGAGGCCGTCACAGCCTATGTACAAAAGACAGAAGAAATCAAAAATGCCGGGCTGGCCGAAACGGTAAGAAATCAGCTGGCAGCAGCAGGCGAGGAGGTCTTAAACTTTAGAGACAGCATAACGAATAATCTTTCTTCAATCTCTCTCTTCGGTGACCGGTCAAGCATGGTTGAGGCATACACCTCAACGAACCGCGATGAAATGAAGCGTAACATGTCATGGAATTTATATGCTATGAAAACATACACCGAGGAGCTGGATAACCTGAAAAAGCGCGGTGTTTCCAATGATTTCGTTGACTATCTGGTCAGTCAGGGCGACGCCGGAATGAATTATGTACACTCTCTGTCTATGGCTACGGATGAGGAATTGAAGAAATTTCAGGCGGCGTTTTTGGAGTATCAGAGGTACAGAAACGGAACAAAAGAAAACGTAAAAGCATTGATGGAGGATTACACACAGACGGTTCTGGACGGTATACCGGAAGGCAAGAAAATGTGGGAAAAATATGGAGCTGGTACAATGCAGGGATTTTTCGATAAAGTTAACGAGGCCGCGGCTGCTATCAGAAGCGGAGCGATTACAGGAACAATCAACGATGCAATGCGGGTTGTACTGCAGCAGAGCCTGAATAGTTATACAGCGGCTGTAAATACACAAACGCAAAATAACCTGCCGAATATTGCCGCGCGTAATACACAGACACAGACGACCGCGCCGGAGCCTAAAACGCGAAGTAATGTTGCTCTGCCGAACCTTCATACTCACGACACAATATCAATTGACCTGAATATTGACGGGGAAAAGATGGCGAACCGGACAGTGCAGGTTATACGTAACCGCGGAAAGATTACAGGCAGGAGGTGATGATTTTTATGGGATACGAAGGATGGTTGATAAAAATTGGAACCTGGCAGGTTCCTCATAAATACATCAAACCGGAAACGTACAGAGTAACGCCCGGAAAAACAAAACTCTATGAGTGGACAGACTACGACGGCGGGCGTCATGTTGTATACAATCTGCAATCTCAGACAAGAATTTCTTTTGATACAAGGGAAAGTAAGCGATTGAGTAATGTAGATGTGGCGATGTTTCACGAGGCTCTTGAAGCCGCTAGGTGTAGTAATGTTGCGCCAGGGCTTAATGCGGATGTTTACCGGATTCAGTACTATAACCCAATGGCTGACGCATATGAAGATAAAACTTTTATTATGGATGATATTGATTTTGTGATTGAGAGAGTAACAAGGGAAGAACCGAAGTTAGTCATATACAACCCGATTACATTTTCATTCACGGAGGCGAAAGATTTAGACCTATGAGCTATTACGAATATTACCCGATTAAGCACTATAAGAACGAACACTTTTCACCGGATTATGTACGAGATAATCCGGTGGTCATCAATATAATTTCGCCCGATAATAAGTTTGAGCCGTTATCAATCTACACTATCAAGCAGGGCTCTATAAAGCTTAAACAGACGCTTTGCAGCGAATCTTACTTTTTATGGGGTGGAATGAATGCTTCTAAGCTAGAGTTTGAATGCTGCACGAAAGACATGGTTGATAAATCACCCGACGGTCTTATACAGTTGAGAATCACCCCGACAAGATACGAAAAAGGAAAATTAAAAGAGGTTTTAACAGATGAGGCGGTCAACCTTTTCACTGGCTATATAGAGGGCGCCGAAAAAACAAAACTGCCGGGGATGTGGAAAATCACGGCTTATGACAGGCTTTACAGGATGCGAAATGTAAAGTGCTCTTCCTGGCTGAATTCATACGTAAAAACGCTGATAAGCGGCGGCCAGCACGCGTCCTGGAATGATATCTGTTCTTTTGTAGAGACGCAGCTTGGCTTTGGAACGTGTATTCACCCGGATTGGATGAGCGAGATATATTTTCCCGATAATACCGACATTGTAGAACAAAACGGCGTAGACCTGTTGAAGCAATTTGCGTTTTTTATGCAGTCTTTCGGTATGGTAGACGGCGACGGTCATCTGCAATACATACAAGTACAGGACAGTAACAATTTCGGTGAAAATTATTATGCAATATGCGAATTTGACCCGGAAAATCTGACATATGAAAGCGGACATATATGGCTGCCGAAGTTGTTTACCTCAGAACCGAGGACAAACATCTTTTGCACTACGGGCGAGACAACACCTGATGCAGATTATTATAATAATATTTACACAGTGAAAAACAGCCCACTTTTGGGTAATGAGGATTTTATTGCGCAGATATATGAGTGTGACCCCTACGGCACTCCGAGCAGTAAATACAGCGCGACAAATATGCCGAAAGGACTCTTTGATACAAGGAGACTATGCCTCACTCATGGCGAGGAATTTTCACAGCAGCAGTACAGCATAAAATGCCTTGGTGACCCGACGATTGAGATGGGCTCTTTACTATTTATAGACCAGATGGGGCGAGACGATGCGGGCAATATGACCGGGTGGAAGCAGTTAGTGCGGTCTTACATTATGGAAAGAACAATTACGTTCATTAGTACTCAGTGTATTCAATGCGAATACAGCGCCAATAATGGACCCTACAACCCGGTTGTCCCGGAATACGAATACGGGGTGCAGAATGCGAATGCATTGGCCAATCTTGCTTATAAAAATTTGCCGTTTATAGTAGACGGCAGCAGTCTTACTAAACTAAAGGCTGTCAGAGCAATTTCAGCCGACGATTACAAGAACCTGTCCAGCGATGAAAAGCGTTCAGATACGATATTTTACGTTAGAGGGGAGGTGAGCAGTTCATGAAGCAATATACATACGAAATAAAAATTAATGACCAAACCGTAGAACCCGCTGACGAAAGCATCAATGAAATTTATGCCGGAAGCAAACTCATATGGAAACGAAAAAGCGAGCCGCAGCTTTTCGCTGATACTACATTTGCCCGCTGCAAATTCACGCGCCGCGGGCTGATTGTTCCGGCATATCTAAGCACGACGGAAAAAGACATCTATGAAAAAACCGGCCAAAAAGTTTCAGAGTTTAATATAACTAACTTGCTTAACGAATACGAAACGGGCTCTTTTGTATACAGCGACACACCCGCATATACAATATCATCAACTGAGGGCACGACATATGCACGTGATTTGTATGATTTCCTTTATACAGCCGGAGCGGCTGAAAATGTCCTGACACGAAGCGCTCTTAATCTAACCGATACGAACAGCCAGTGGAACGGCTACTACAACAGTATTGCAGAGTATCTGAGAGCTTACAAAACAACCATCTCAAGCCCCGGCGGCCGCGGTATTCTGCCTCTATCAAGGCAGCTTGGAGCCCCCGCCGGTGCTGAAAAATTTGGCCCTTTATGTTATGTAAAGGACGGTAAATTGATTACCGATGCGGGTTATGTGGTACTGTCAGTATGCGGTGACAGTCTGATTTGCGCCGAAGATATCATCATGAGTAACAGAAACAGGAGGGCGTCTGGCTATATCACCGAAAGGACGCTAACAGGTGAAAAGGTGAGGCAGTTTTTCACCGCCCACCAGCGTCTGCTTTCATACCCGTATGATAATCCTATTGGTGGAGGTCTGGTCGGCGACGAAAACCCGCGGCATTATTATAAAGCCGGGAACGCGCTCTTTTATTATGCGCTGCGAAGCGGGGTCTCACGCCTGAACGCGTTGAATTTAGACAGTAACGTCTCTGCCGAGTGCGGCATTGGAACCGAGCCCGAGTGTGTTTTCTATTATAACGGCCGATATTATGCGGTATGCGGTTCTGCTATCTACTACAGCTCCGACCCGATGCTGCCGGCAGACAGCGCCAAGCTAGAGCTGCCAACCGACGAGTATGGCAAATATAATATCAATTACACATCAGCCGGCGGCTACTATGTAGACCGCGAAAGCGGCATATTGTATACGATTATAGAGAGTCTAAATTCATTCCCTACCAAAGAGGGAGGAAAGGCGAAAAATTACAAGTTAATTCAGATTAACTTAAACAACGCGGAGGCTTAAAATGGAAGCACTGAAAATCATACTGACCGCGGCGGCAATCCCGTCTGCCGTTGTCGCGTTTTGTTTCTGGCTGTTACAGCGTAGAATCACCAAAAACGAAGAAAAGCGGGAAGAGAAAATCAGGCAGCAGGAGAGCCTGCAGATGGTAATTTTGGACGGCCTGAATGGCTGTATGAGGTTATCACGAGCAAGCGCCACTGCCTTGAGAAGAATCCCTGACGCCCATGCGAACGGCGACATCACAAGCGCATTGCAGGACATAGACGACACTATGCAGCGCCAAAGAAAATTACTAACCGAAGCGGGACTACAGCATATCTTACATGAATAACTAAGCCCGGCCGGCTCTACGTCAGCCGGGCTCTTAAAAAACACACGAAAAAAGCATACTAAAAATAAATGAAAACAGGAGGTGCTACCGATGACACCACAAACAGGAAGAATGGTTAAAGAAAACGGAGACACGGTCAACCTGGCCGACCTCATAGGCGGAACAGATACCGGCGAGAGGGTCAACATTGATATGATGGCGCCGAAAAGCGGGCGTTTTGTTAAGGAAGACGGAAGCGTTGTCAACCTGGCCGATGTTATAGAGGAATTTCTGGCAGGCCTGGCAGGCGGCGGTTCAGGTTCTGGCGGACCTGTATCTCTGAAAAAATTAACAATCACAGTTAACGGCACAGAATACGTATATGACGGAAAAAGCGCCGTCTCTATACCAATCACAACCGGAGGCGGCGGAGCGGCAGCCGGTCAGCCGTTACAAATCACAATTGGAGAGACCACATACACATACACCGGCGCGGAGCCGGTAACATTAGAGATTCCGGAGCTGGCGGCAAATAAAGCCCTCAATATCTCTCTCGGCGGCCAGTCATACAGTTACGACGGCAGCGCACAGGTTGATATCTCTATACCGGCAGCAGAGGGGGTGCAGTTCTAAATGTACACAGTAGAAAATGAATCTCTTACGAGTATTGCCGATTCTATAAGAAAAAAGGCAAAAAAGACAGAAAAAATGACATTCCCCGCAGGCTTTGTGTCAGCGATTGAGGGCATAGAGACGGGAGGAGGCAGCGCCCCGGTGGTAGTTGAGGAGCCGGAAGAGAAAGATGTAAACTTCTACGATTACGACGGCCGCCGATTGTTTAGCTATACGGCAGAGGAGGCGGCGGCGCTGACAGAACTTCCAATACCGCCGGCGCGCGATGGTATGAAATTTCAGGAATGGAACTGGACGCTTGCAGAGGTAAAGAAAGCGAAAGCGGCCGATATTGGGGCAAACTGCACCACTACGGACGGAAAAACCCGCCTCTATATAAAGATTGAGAATCAGTCAAGAAAGGATATGACTATCAATTTATACCAGACCACCGCGGGCGATATCAGCGTTGACTGGGGAGACGGCAGCGCGGCGGAGACCTCCGGCACGGCGGGAGATATCAGCCTGCCGCATACATACGAGAGCGCCGGAGAGTACACAATCACCCTCACTGTGAAGGCCGGTGCAAAAGCGGGCCTGGGGCATTTCTCATCACCATATAAGCAGGTATTCACCGGCAGCGGGACTAACCCGGACAATGACACATTCAGCAGCAATATTCATACAAACGCGCTGATAAGAGCGGAAATTGGAGCCGATATTGCAGACATAGAAAACGAGGCGTTTTATGGTTGTGAAAATCTTGAAAGTATAAATATTCCGACGTCTATAGCACACATCAAGGCAGATGCGTTTTTGGACTGCCGGAAGCTGCAGTGGATATCTAACAAACATATGTTAAGTATGTATAATTTTGCGTTGACAGAAAACGGGTTACAGAGAGCGGCGTTTGGCGGCGGCGGTTATGCATTCGGGTCATCTGCCGCATTTCAGAAAAATAAAGGCCTCAGGCGTTCTGTATTGCCGATGCATTACAGCGCCATTATGTCCAGCGACTATAACGGCTGCACTGCCCTTGTAGAGGTAATTTGTAACAATAACATTAAGAAAATCGGCTCAATGGCGTTTTTTGGCTGTTATTCACTGAAAAAGTTAGACCTGACAAAAAACACCGAGATTGCAACCTTGGAGTCATACAACGCATTTCAAAAAACCGCGTCTGACTTGGAAATCCTGGTTCCGGCGTCATTGGCGGAGGAATGGAAAAAAGCGAGCAACTGGGTTACCTACGCAGACAATATAAAAGGAGTGTGAAAAGACTATGATTATTTCAGAAACAATAAAGTTAAACGATACTAACTACACGAAAACGTATTCAGATGCCGGATTTTATATAGAAAGAAACGGTGTCCACTATGCCGAGGCGATTGACCCTCTTGGCAGCGGCAGCAGAGAGTATACCGAGACAGATATCCTCATTGAGACCGAGTCAGCCACCACCGAGGAGCAGCTGAGACAGGTAACAGAAAAGACAGCCAAAAACAGCGCCGATATTGAGTATCTGGCGATGATGACCAATACAGACCTGGAGGTGTAAGCAATGAGTAAAAACTATGCAAAAGTGAAGAAATTTTACGACCGCGGGCTCTGGAGCGAGGCGAGAGTAAAAAATGCTGTAAAGGCAAGATGGATTACACCGGCAGAGTACGAATTGATTACCGGTGAAAAGTATACGGAAGAGTAGGAGGTAAAGCACTATGAAGAAAAGATGGAATTGGAAACAGTGGGGCAAAGCCGCCGGTGTTAGAGCCGTGAAAACTATGGCACAGACAGCGATTTCATTAATTCCGGCGAGCGTTATGATAAGCGCCGTTGATTGGCGGACAGTACTGGGAACCGCGGCACTGTCTGGCGTAGTATCTATGCTGACGAGCCTAGCCGGCATCCCGGAGGTGGATGAAAATGAAGATTGAAAGGATGATTGCAAAAACACATTGCTATCTGGGACAAAATAAGCCGTCTTATGTAGTAGTTCACGAGACTGACAACTGGTCGAAAGGGGCAAATGCACACGCTCATGCGACCGCTATGAAAAACGGAAATTTGGCCGGAACCGTACACTACTACGTAGACAGTCAAGAGTGTTACCAGACCCTGGAACATCAGGACGGAGCTTGGGCTGTTGGTGACGGTCACGGAAGATACGGCATATCTAATCTCAACAGTATTAACATTGAGATTTGCGTAAATCCCGAATCAAACTACTACCTGGCAGTAGACCGCGCCGCCGAGCTGGCCGCAATGCTGCTGAATCAGTATGGATGGGATACATCACATTTAAAGAGGCATTACGACGCGAGCCGCAAACATTGCCCGCGCCGTATCCTGGACGAGGGGCTGTGGGATAATTTCGTGAAATGCACCGCCTCATATATGAAGAAACAAGGCAGCGGGGCGGCACCCGCGGCAGCGCCTTTATATAGAGTAAGGAAGACCTGGAAGGACAGCAAAAGCCAGGTCGGCGCATATGCCGTTCTGGACAATGCAAAGAAAAATTGCCCGAGTGGCTACTCTGTATATGATGAGACCGGCAAAGTTATCTATACTAACAAAAGCACCGAGCCCGTGAGAAGAAACGGCCTGCAGGCGACGGAACTGAAAGGGCTAAATTCAAAAGAGCTGATTGAGAAAATTGGCCCGCTGTTTACAGCAGACCAGAAAAAGAGCGGCGTTTTGGCCTCTGTATCAATGGCTCAGTTCATCCTGGAATCAGGCTGGGGCAAAAGTGGACTGACTCAAAAGGCAAATAACGCTTTCGGTATGAAGAAAAATCTTTCAGGCAACACCTGGCCAAACAGTGCATGGGACGGCAAATCAGTTGTATCTATGCAGACCGGCGAGGAGACCGAGGACGGCAAAGCGTATACAATCACGGCTGAATTTAGGCAATATAACTGCATTGAGGACAGCATTGCAGACCACTCTGCATATCTGACCGGCGCGAAAGATGGTGATAAATTGAGATATGAAGGGCTCAAGGGCTGCAAAAAGTACAAGCAGGCCGCGCAAATTATCAAGAATGGCGGCTACGCTACGAGCACCTCATACGTAAAAGCCCTCTGTGACATCATCAAGGAGTATTCGTTGACTGATTACGAGGTGAAGAAAAAGGCGACAAAACCGGCGACCGCAACCAAGCCGGCGGCAAAGACATTCAAAGTAAAAGTCAGCGCCGATGATTTACGTATCCGAAAGGAGCCAAACCTGCATGGAGAGATTGTAGGCTATACTGGCAAGGGGATTTTCACAATCACCGAGGAGAAAGACGGCTGGGGCAAATTAAAATCCGGCGCCGGCTGGATTTGCCTGACGGTCAACTGTGTAAAAAGGGTATAAAAAACAGCAGCAAAAAAACTTATATATATAGAAGGAACGGAAAAGCAGCGGCAAAAAAGCGCCGCTGTTTTTTTTGAAAAATTCACAGAAAAAACACATTTTGTTAGTTAAGACTAACCGAAAAATCAAGAATATTGACTTCAAATAAAAATTTGGAGGGCGTATTTTATGGAAATGACGATGCAAGAACTGGTAAAATGTGGTATAATCAGCATTGAGGATATAGAGAGAGCCGAGGCCTGTAAGAGGCAGGAGGTTCTAATGAATAAAGGTATAGAGACACCAAAGATAACAAGGCGCAGCGAGACAAAATACGTATGCTGTCTGCCGCGCAGGTATTCTCAGGATGGGAAACGCCGTCAGGTAGTAGGAAAAACAGAGGCGGAATGTATCAACAATTATCAGAAAATAGTTTATGAATATGTAACGGGTGAAGCCAAAAAGGCGAAAACCGTATCAGAGCTGTTTGTAGAATGGCTGCAGTCACGCCGCGGCGCCGTTACAAATACGACGCTTGACGCATATAGAAACGTATACAAAAACCACATAAAAGAAACAGCATTCGGGCAATTACAATTAGGGGATGTAAAGCTGCCTGAATGCCAAGACCTCATAAAGGTATTATATCACAAAAACCTGGCATATGGAACAATAAAATTCATCAGACGCATCACATCATCTGTATTATATTACGGCGTAGCGCACGGCTACCTGGAAGAAAACCCGCTGCATAATGTCAAAATCAACCCGAATATATGTAAAGGGCAAAAGCCACATAGTCAGGACGCTTGGACAGATGAGGAGCTGTCTAAGATATGGAGCGAGTCAGAACGGTTATGGAATGAGAAGAAAAAATACAGACACTCTGCTTTAATTATGCTGCTAAATTACACCGGCTGCCGTGTAGGTGAATTGCTGGCCGCAAAATGGAGCGACATTGATTTTGAAAAGAAAACTCTGACAATCAGCAAAAACCGTGTAAGCTATCACGACCCGGACACCGAGGAGAAGAAATTCGAAATGCATAACGCAAAGAGCATCAACAGCCGCCGGACACTGCATCTGACAGACACAGCGCTGTACTGGTTAGAGGAGATTCGCCGCAGAAGCGAAGCCGCCGGAGTTTTAAATGATTTTATTGTTGTAGGACGTAACGGGCGCCCGATGGACCAGCCGCACATTGACGTAAGAATTAAGACGTTTTGCGAGGCCATAGGAATCACATACCGAAGCAGTCATGCGTGTAGGCGTACATATGCAACAACGCTCATTGACGGAGGAATCCCGATTAGCGACGTCAGCCGCGATTTAGGTCACAGCAGCGTAATTACGACACAGCAGCACTACTACAGACCGCGTGTAGAAAACATTGACCGCCAGACAGGTCAGAAAAATGAAATTTTCTTGGCAACAGTTGGCAACAGGGTAGGATAACCCGAAAAGCCCATAAATATGCGGCTCAGACGCCAAAAGGCAAAATATCAAAAATTATATTTCTTTTTCTGTGAAAAGAGGTTATAATACACTTACATACAATAATGAGCATTGGAGGTAACCATATGAATGGACGTATAGATTCC